CGAGTGAGGCGGCTTGGGCTCACCGACTAGCGTGGCCTGGGTGGGATAGGTCGGTAAAAGAGTTTGAACAACAACTGAAAGGGATGAAATGAAAAAACTGATTCTTGTGGCCTTCGCGGCCTTGGCCCTAGTTGGCTGTGCAACAAGCGACTACGGCACTTACGCGAAAGCGCAGACCGATGCAGCGCGGCACGAAAGCGAAGCCGAAACAGCCCGCATTATCGCGCTGGCAAAAATTGCCGAATCGGGTGATGCAGCGACAAAAGCCGGTGCAGTCATGGCCCTTGCTCTGTCGGGCAACAAGACCAAAACCACGGTGCATGCCCCTCAAAATGAGGCTCTTGCTTGGGCGCAAGTGCTGTCGCCGCTGGCAAGCCAAGGCTTGTCCGGGCTGTTTAGCTACAAACTTGGCGTGGTGCAGTCTGACAACGGCGTAAAAACCGAGGGCATCCGCTACGGCGCAATGAGCAACATTGCCGGGGCGGGGATCGAAGGGGCGGGCAAAGTCACACAGACAAAGCCCTGTATCGTGACAGAAGTCGTTATCCAGTGCGATTGACGCCCTAGACGTGCGCCTGCTGTTGGATAGCTGGCCGAAGTAGACCATATTCCTAGCGCCAGGAAAATGGTCAGCCTGGTGTAAATCTGGTGTAATTTGCTGCAAATCACTGCCATTTTTGGACGCTCAGTGCCGCCGCTCCCCTCTGAAAATGGCGCTCCTATGATGCGTCACTGGCATTCACACTGCAGGGGTCACATGTTCGATCCATGTACCGCCCACCAATAAAAACAACGACTTAGGCCGCATCACGCGGCCTTTGTTTTTTCGCTGGTGTAATTGCTGGTGTAATTTTCTGCACTGACCAGCGCCGACACTGCATCCAAACCCTTGCGTTGCTGCTCAATTTGAAGGTGTGCATAACGCGCCGCCGTCACTGTGACGCTTGAGTGGCCCAGCACTTTCGAGACTGTGTAAAGGTCGATCCCGTTCGTTATCATCATCGTCGCGCACGTCCTGCGCAGGTCGTGAAACGTGATGTGTGGCAGTCCTGCTCGTTCCCTGGCGCGTCTAAAGCTCGACTTTAGCCCCTCAAAATTGATCTGTAGCGGGAAATGCTGCAGCCATGGCCGCAGGGCAGGTGATATTGGCACCACTTTGGCCTTTTTCGTCTTTGTGTTCTGGGCAGGTATCGTGATGGTATCCGGCCCAATGTGCTCCGCTTTGATTTTGCAAAGCTCACCACGCCGCGCCCCTGTCAGCAAAGCGGCCCAAATAGCCGCCTTGGCCGGTGTGCTGCAGTGGTCAACAATGGCTTTAACTTGGTCAAGCGTCAGTACCACCTCCCGCTGATTCGAGACCTGCAACAACTTGATTCGATTGCCGTAATTCTCAGGGGTGTGGCCGTACTCCCAAGCCAGTGCAAGGCCCTTTTTCATGGCCGCCAAGCTCATATTGATCGTTGCCGGTGCATAGTGCCCTGTCATGTCTTTGATGATGTGCGCGGCGCACTCCCTCGCTTGGCTGGCAGTGTATTTTTCGGCCCACGGCGCGGCCCGTTTTGCGTGATGAATGCGGGTTTTGCCGCTGGCAAGCGTTTGGGCGTACTCGCAGTAACCGGCCAGCACTGCCGACATGGGTGGATCGCTTGGAATTGCGACCGATTTGCGGCCCACGGCCTGCCTCAGCTGCGCCTCGATTAGCTTGGCATCACCCGCAGTTGCGCCCTCCGGCAAGACTCTGTGAATGCGTTTGCTGTTGACCATGACGCCAACGTGACGGCGGCCCCTGTCGTCGATCCAGTTTGACATTTTCGGCCCCTTAGCCAGTTGGTTACTTCCGCAAGATCATACCGCTTGCACTTTGCCCCGGCTTCGTAGACTGGGACAGGCGGCTCTGATTGCTCCCAGCGCCGAACTGTGGACTCGCTGACCTGAAAGTGTGCGCAGAGCTGTTGCCGGGTCAATTTGTGATCGCTCATGCTTGGCCCTTCCATAGTTCGCATTGGGCGTGTGGCTTAAAAAATCCCCGCGAATCGTTGTAGTTGTCAGGGTAGCCGTGGCGGCTACATCTAAATTGACCGTAGACCGGCATAGATAAGAACTCGCAGGACTGGAGTTTTCCAACGTTAATAGCGCAAGTCGGCTTACCCTCCGGTGTCCTGTACACCTTGATTGCAATCGTGCGCGTTTCTTGGGTCATGCTGGCACCTTTTGTTTTGTATATTCAAGCTCCGCTCTGGCGAGCCATGTCCGCCAATCGCAACTGGTGGCCATCAATATGTATGCGCCGTTTCCGTTGCGTTGTACCGCTTGCGGCCACGCTCCATTGTCTGACGCGTAGCGATCAAACAGTTGGCGCTCAGTTTCGAGTTGTTCGGGTGTCATTCCGTCACCTCCGATGGGTCGTCAGTCCACCCACCAGCGCGGTCTACGCCTGTCACACGGTAGGCGACTATCTTGTCCCACCGATAGCCGTTTGCCGCGCTCATCGCGTGGCCTTCGAGATATTGCACATCAAACGTCACCCCCTCCGGCACAGGGCAATCCTCGTCGTCGTGGTACGTCCAGCGGGTTTGTGGAGTGATGCGAAGGTCTTCCAGTTCAAGCAAATCAACCTCGGCGTTTTCATTAAGCACTTTGCCATAGCGTCCCACTTCGTAAGTACGCAGCAACTCGCCGAAATTTGTCATCGTGCCACGGGGCACACGGGTCCAGTCGATTAGTTTCATTTTGAATTCCTAAGTTTGTTGGCTTTGCGCTCACGCTTTGCTTGTGCCGCAGCTAGGCGTTGTTCGGAGTCGGCGCGGGGCCTTGGCTTGCGTTCGGGCAATGTAAATCCAATGTCGCGTATCGCAGGAGGGATAATTGCGTACAGTGCAGCGAGTAACGCTATATCTTTCATACCGCCTCCCTTGCTGCTTTGATGATGGCGTCGTGCAGTTCCCGCAATTCCACGGGGCTGTTCAGTCGCCACTCGGTGTTTTCGCCATGCGTACCGCAATCAAAATTTGACGCTGCATCGAATAGTTCCTCGTCGCTCATATCGCGCAGCATTGGCGGGAGTGGGGCGGCGTAGACTTTATGGCGTGAGCCCTCGATGCGCAGTGCGTCAGATGATTCCATCTGATTAAACTCAAACCCGGTAACGAATCTGTACGCGAGAATGCCGATAGGCTCCTGATTCTTCGCCGCTTCGATCTGCGCCTTGAGCGATTCATTCTCAGCTTGCAGGGCTTCGATTTGCTCAAGCAGCGGCATCGGGCATGACCCAAGTGGCGGCTTCCACAATTCACCACCGTGGTACGTGTACCCGGAATGTTCCAAAGTTCGGCAAGCTGCCAATGCCTTTTTGTCGTGTTCACTCATGGCTTTGCCTCCGTTGGCAACCGCATTGCGATACCAACTGCACCGGCGTTTCTTTGTCGGGGCCGATGTAGGCGCCCACAAGACGCCGCATACTCTCCAAATTGCTAAACCACACTACTGTGTCATATCCATGCGCGTATCGTGGAGTTGGGATAGCAACTTCAGTGCCTTCTTCGATCCCCCCAACATACCCAGCTACGCACTCAACGCCATTCACGACAATGGTGCGGGGCTTGCGGCGCAGTGTCCAGTTTTGCGGACGCATGTAGATGTCGAGCAAATACTCAGTAGCATCCCGAGGGTCGTTCCAGTTGTATACCGCACTAAGGCACTCCCACTGGGCAGCCTCACGCCTTGCGACAGCGGCCCAAAATTCTGCGTGTTCTTTGCTCATTCTGCAATCTCCTTTGCAATCACTATCTCCATGCCAATCCGGTGCGCGATGTGCATTTCAAGGTGTGCACCGGCTGATTTCTGCCAGCCATCCAGTAGTGCTAGCGTGTCGCAGTCGCAAAGCGCTTTAATATCGGCCCGCATGCACTCGCTCCAGCCTGCCTTTGGGTCCTGGTTCAGGTCGGCAGGGTTCACCACTTCAAACCCAATCGCACGAAGGCGGTCGGCCTCGGCATGGAAGGCTGGAAAATTCAGATCGGGAAGTCCGGTCATGGGGCCGCTTATGTAGATTCGCTTCATGCTTCCCCCGTTTTGTTTTCGCTCAAATTGACGATGATTGAATAGTGCCCAGTGCGCGCCAGTTGCGTGGTCTGAGCCGCATCTTCGCGTTTGGCTTGGTCTAGCGTTGCACAGTCGATGCGCTGCAAGACCTTGCCCGTGTCTCCGTCTATTACGTGTACTTGGTACATGGTTTGATCTCCAAATAATTCCGCTTGCTCAATCCGCACAGCCTTGGCCGATCTTGTCTTGTCGCTGTTGCCTCCCATCTTGGCCCAGCACTTAGGGCCAAGTGGGTTGCCGTTTATTACCGCAGCAGCGCGATCTAACGGGCGGTTGCAGCGGGCGCATTTCATGCCGCAAAAAGTCCTGACTGGGTTTCTTTTGCTGACGCTATGTTTTTACAGGCTTGGTCAAAATACGACTGCTTCAACTCAGATCCTACAAACTTCCGTTGCATTTTTATGGCTTGGTATCCAGTGGAACCAACACCTGAAAATGGATCAAAAACCACGTCACCGGGATTGCTCCAAAGCTGGATAGCCCGTTCAATCAAATCCAGCGCCATTGGGCAAACGTGCCGCTCATCTTCGTTGTCGCGTGCGGCTTTCGCGTTCATGGTTCGGCTGAAGTTAATGTCCATCCATACTGGCGATGCGTAGCGCCTCCACCGCTCATGCGAGAGTGTTCCGGTCGTTGGTGGGTTTTCGCCGACAAACTCGGTCAACCCGTCAATGTGTGCGACTGGCTCTTTGTTTTCGCCATCTTTGCGAAATGCAAGCAGGTACTGCGGGATACCGGCCCTTGACCGTGTTGAATCTTTGCATAGCTGCTTGTGCATTAATCCCAGTGCTTTTGTCCGTGTCGCCTCGATTAGCGGGTCTTTCCAAGCGCAATGTTCCGAGTGGAAAATAAACCCTGCTTTTTGAAATGCGCGGATAACGTCCCCTCTAAAGTCTTTAAGCCCGATATAGCCATCGCGCTCTTTCATGGCGGGAATGTTCATCACGTCCACGCACACAATGCGGCCAGGCTTGGTGATTCGATGAAGTCCCGCTACAACGTGAGCAAAGTGGTCATAGAACTGCTCATCGTTTGCGCTATTGCCTAAGTCGCGGTCGCTGTTGCTGTACGTGTACAGGCTTGCGTATGGCGGTGAGAAAACGGATAGGTGGATTGAGTTATCTGGCAGGGCATTCATCACCTCGATGCAGTCGCCATTTGCCAGAGTCCAATTTTCGCCTTGTGCTTGATTGAGAATGTTCATGCGGCCTCCAGCCAGTTCGGTATTGATAGCGCCATCTTTGGCGTGTATTCGGATTTATTCCTGACGCTGCCGCCGTGTAATGCAGCGGCGTTCAAGTCCTTCATGTGTTCAATCATGCTGTTATATGTTTCCTCAGCTTCTTGTTCTTTGCGCTTGATGTTTGATACCACCGCGCCCTCAGTTTCAGCGGTTATGACATGGACGTTTACGGGGTTTGTTTGCCCAAATCGCCAGCACCGCCGAATTGATTGGTATAGCTGCTCATAAGAATCTGACAGCCCAACAAACGCCATATCAGCACAGTGTTGCAAGTTAAGGCCAAGCCCTGCAATTTTTGGCTTTGAGATCATCACCCGATATTTACCATCAAGGAACCCGACAATGGCGGCCTCTTTGTGCTCATCAGAATCTGAACCCTTCACCTCGATAGCGTCAGGTATCGCGGCCTTCAATGCTTCGCTTTCGGCATTCAAGTTGCACCAAACTAGAAACGGGCGTTTTGAACTGTTGACCAGGTCGGCGCAAGCTGCAACACGGTCGCCAATTGAGTCGCGCCTTGCCGCTTGCCTCTCTTGTAGCGTCTGAGCCTCAACCGCAAAAAGATAACCGTTTGTAGGCGCATCTACGGCCACGCAATGCTCATGCATTTGCAATGGCGGCAATGTAAATCCATCATCTGAATAACCGAGATCGGACGGCTTGCGAATCATTACGGCCCACGATGCCATCCACGTCCAAAATGCGGCTTGTGCATGGCCCTTAACCCGCCATTTGCTTGTGTCGCCGCCGTCATGGGTGAAGTACATGGCGAGCATCTCCCCCCTTGTCATAACGCCCAAAAACTCAGCCTGAGTACCAAGCTCCATCACATCGTTGGGCGCTGGCGTTGCACTTGAGCAAAGACGGAATGGAGTATTTTTGAATGCTTCAATCATCCACGTCGAGTAAGCCCCGGCGCTGTTTTTCAGGATTGAAGATTCATCCAGCGCCACGGCTCCAAATTGTTCGACGTGGAAGTTTTCTAGCCGCTCGTAATTTGTCACGGTTATGCGCTTCGTTACCTGAGATTGATCTTTGGCGTAGGCCAAGTCAATCCCGAATTTTTCAGCCTCCCGCACGAACTGATGGGCCACGGCCAAAGGTGCTGCAATGATGCATTCGTGCGGCTGCTTGTCTGCCCATTCCATTTGCATTGGCCCCTTGCCGATACCGCAATCAGCGAACAGTGCAGCACGGCCACGGCGCAATGCCCACCTCACCATGTCAGACTGGTGGGGATAGAGCATCTTGTTAAGGGCCGGAACAGTTGATAGTCCTGTTGATGGGTCAATTACTGATTTGCGCTTTAGAAAATCAATATAGCTAACTTCGTCCATTGTTTTCCTCATGTATAGAAACCGCGACTTTTTGAACATGTCGCGGGGGATGTGTATAGAAAATGGCGGTTAGTGCAGGCGCAGTGTTTGCGCCATGCGGCTTGCTGCTGCTGCTGCAATGTCGGCCACGAGTTGCGGGGCAAGCATGTTGTCCGTGGCGGCTATCAGCTTTGGTAGGTCGTCCCACTTCACAATGCAGTCGTCCCAGCCCAATTGGGTCATGGTTTTGCGACCGTCTGAATCAAGCTGCAATAGCCAACTTCCCTCAGGGCCTGCTGTAGTGCCAACACACTCGATGATGTGGCGCCCTAAGATGCTGACGGCATCACTGAATTGCGATTCTGGAATGTCGCGATAACCGACACCGAAATGGCTTTTCAGCTTCGACCACGCCTTGACGCAGAATGCGCCTTGCTTGTCCTTCGGTAAGCGTTCAGCGGCTTTCTGAACCATGATGCGAAGTTCGGCGGCATTTTCTGCACTGAGCTTTTGGCCGGGCAGAACAGAGTAGGGCGCTTCGGTGGTGATGCGCTGCTGGCTTTGTAGTTCGGCTTCCATTTGCTCGAAAGCGTCAGCGAAAGCGATTTGATGCTTTACCGCCTTCGCTCCGGTGAACTTGCCAACGACAAAATGAAACCCTTTTTTCGTCATGCGTATGACTGGGTACGTTTGGCCGTTCTGTTGATTGGTGTAGGTGGTGTGGCTGAAATTGGCCGTACCCCATTCCCCAGCTTCTTCCATGCGTTGCCGGACAACGGCTAAAACCTTCCTGTGGTCTTTGCCATAAACTTGGGCAATATCTTGGGTGGTGGTGGTTGGCTGGCCGTCGATAACGGCAATGTGAACAGTGATTGCATTTTGCATAGCATTCTCCGATTGGTCTGATGGACTATCGGTGCCACCGCTTCCTAGACGGGTGGCACCCCGTGGCGGGGTAGGAAGACAGGCGACCAGCGGAGCTTTAACCTGCGAGCTTTTCAGCTCCCCCGCCCGGGGCACCAAAAAATGATGCTGTAAGGCGTAAAAAAGCCGCAATTCTGCAAGTTGCGGCCATTGCCGCTGATCGTTCAGGCTTCCCAACCCGGCACCGTTTTTATCCGGTGCAGGGCGATTGTAGCCCAAGTTTTTGCGGTGTGCAATAGTGCTCATAATGATCAAAACGGAATATCGTCGTCCATATCATCAAACCCGCTGCCAGCCGGTGCTTGAGCCTGACGCGCAGGAGCCTGACGTGCTGGCGCTGCCTGCCGCTGTTCGCCGTCCTGCTTGCCGCCTAGCATTTGCATTGTGTCGGCGCGGATTTCAGTCGTGTAGCGGTCTTGGCCGTCTTTGTCTTTCCACTTTCGAGTAGCTAACTTTCCGGTGATAAAAACACTTGAGCCTTTTTTCAGGTACTCGCCACAGATTTCGGCCAGCTTGTGAGTGGCGACGATATTGACCCATTCGACACGCTCTTTTTTCTCTCCGGTGGCCTTGTCTTTCCACGATTCATTGATGGCAATAGAAAAATTGCAGACCGCCGAACCGTCAGGGAAAAAGCGGCTTTCAGGGTCTTTGCCTAAGGCGCCAATGAAGTTGCATTGATTGAGGTTTGCCATGGTTAATCCTTGATTTCCAAGTGTTCAGAAGTCATTAAATAGACTCCGTATTTGCCGGTTGTTAAATGGCCGCTCGCCACGTCAGTCGTGTGGCTTACTTGCGCTCCGCCACTAGGCGTTGAGCCTGGGCCAAGGCTTACAAAAACAGGATCTGTCATGTCGTGATGCAATAGCTCTTTGATTAGCTCTCGGACTGTTAGTGTTGCCATTGTTATGCTGCCTGTGTGTTGTTGTCGGCCCACTCCTTGGCTTGGGCCTTGCCTTGTTCTGTTTCGCCGTACTTTTTCAACGCGCCGCGCACTGGGCGAAGCATGTTCCAAAGCGCCATTTTTTCGTCGGAATCAGTGACAAATAGATAGGCCTCGTAGGCGTTGATCATGTCGTCGCCGTTTACTGATTGGATGATTTCCTGTGCAATGTTTTGCAACAGTGCCAGCCTGTCGGCGGGCAGGTCTGGTGGTGTATTCCCGGCAATCAATGGCACAGCCGTGGCCGCGTTTTGTTCTGCCGCAAAGTCAATCCCCTCACCTGACCGATTCAGCACCTCTATGGCGTGATCTAGGCGGTTTACGCTGCCGTCCTTGCGCGGCCAATACTTTGACGCTTGCTTAACGCAAGTCTTTTTAACCATTTCCTTGCGGTCTGTAAGCCATGGGCCGGCCTTTTTGGCTTTCCAGCTTTCAGATCGGTCGCGGATTGCATCGACTTCGGCCACTGTCATGACGTGGACTAGGTAGTCGCCATTGTTGGCCTTCACCACACAATAGACGCCCACCTCGTCGCCGCGCTGCTCGTCAGTCGCGAATGGGTTGTATTTGTGGGTTGGCGGCTTATCGAACCCGTTAAGTTCAAACGTGTCACTTGCATGCACCACATTGCACTGTGCCCACTGAATCGCTCCGCACTCGGTCGCAAGGCGCATTAGACCCATGTAGGACACGTCCAGGCAAATTTTGTTCTTGCGTGGGACAAGATAGGCCAGCTTTTCGGCCGGGTTTAGGCTTAGGCCAATGGCCCCAACGTTTGTAACCGCATCGCGCACAGACTGCGGGTTTTTTGCAGCGATTGCCAGCGAGTAGTCATTGCCCATCAGCAATTGGATGGCAAATTCGGCCTCTCGTTTAAATGGCATTTCAACAGTGCGCACACTGTCAAAAGTGGCCTCTACTTCGTAGACTGCTTTTTCTACGACTTGGATTGCGTTACTCATGTCATGCTTTCATAGTGTTTGTCATACGTGGCTTTGGCGAATTGCAGCGTTTGCAGTGGCACCCAGGCGCCAGTTACAAAGGGGCCTAGAGCGTCCATTAGCTCCTGCTTGTCTGCGCGTAGCACCTCGTTTTCCCCTCGAAGCGCTTTGTTTTCGAGTTGCACGGATTGCAGCATTGAAACTGAATCAAAAAGAATCTTTGTCAGCTCTTGTCGTAGCTGCTCGTTTTCACGCTCCAGCCGCTCCAGCTTGTCGTCCATTGCTTCGTCCAAGTCGTTCATGCCAGCCACCTAGCAACAGCAACGCCCAAAAGCAAAGCGGCCACGACAAACAGCAGAAGGCCACCAAGTAAGTCGTTTACTGACCAAGGCGGGGCAATCAATTCGCTTTCAATGTGATTGCTGCAATGCGGGCCAAATGCTTCGCCCATCGAGCGCGGGAATCGGTACATTTCAGCCGGTCCAATTTCTGCGTAGGTGTGCATATCGCGTTTCATAGTGCGCCTCTTTCTTTCAGTGCTAAACGTGCATTTGTGCATTCCTTGCTCCAGCACCAGAGTGCATAGCCAGCCGTGGCTTCTTTCGATTCGTGCGATGGCCGAAAGCTGGAAAGCAACGCCCGTAAATATCTTGTTGCTTTGTCGGATGGAACGTCGCTTGGAAGGTCAATTTTTCCACCGCTATAAAACAAATTCATTGCTTGACGCGTGTATTTTTCAGGTACACGCGGAAGATTTGTCCTTTTGAAATACGCTGATTCCGGTAAACCAAATGCAACAGTGGCGTCATTAATATCTGGGATCGGCCAAAAAACCAAACCATCTTTTTTGAATGTTGGTGTCAATGCTTTCGTACTCATAGTGCGCCTCCAAAAGCCCCAGATACGAGGCCAAAAACGGTGAATAGGCCGATTGCTAAAACGATCGGTGTTAGTGCGTTGTAGTCATCCATTAGTGGCTCCTTACTGTTTTTGCGAGGCTTTCGGCCAAGCGACACATCAGCCGCGCTGTGCGTACGTGTGCGTCTTTGTCGTCTCTCATAAAGGCCATGAGGCAGGCCAGCGCTTCACACTGATCGCCGTAATGCGACCGTTCAATATCCACCAAAATCTCACCGGCGCTTGTTGCTGTTTCGCGTCCTGTGTGCAGCATGATTGGGCCGTCCACATCGCCCGTGAGCAATGCGTCGAAAATCTCATGCTCCATGCGCTCCAGCGCAATCTCTGCCGCGTCCTGCTCACGCTCTAAACGATCTTCTATGCGCTGGAACTGGGCCAGTGCTGCTGTGTTCATGTCCATGTTCTCTCCTGTTGGTAGCAGTTCAAATGGGAGCGCACTGCATTGGCCTGCCACCGGGAACCCCCAATAGCTGCAATGCGCTCTCATTTGACCCCGACACCGGGGCTTGCAGGCTTCCTTTCGGTACTGCATCGCGCTTTTCTGCTCTTGGCCGCGCCGCCTCATTCCCCGTTCTTTCGTCTCAGCCGAACGGGCCAGGGGCTGTATTGATTTCTCAATATGTTTAATCCTGTGGGGAGTGTGCTTAGTGGTGGTGGCCGTGCTGATCTCCGGCTTGTGGACGGTTCCACGGGTGGCAAACCTAGTATTACCCCCGGTTCAATTAAGCGATGTCAATTCCCCTGCGCATCAGCCTGCGCATTCACCACCACTAAACACACTCTGTTTTTAATGAGCACAATGCAGTGAGAGGTGGTGGCCGGGCTTGATACCGGCTATGCGAGTAGTGGGGCATTTCCTCCTTCCACCTCGGCTGCGGATCAATCGCAATGACCCACTCAGTGCCTAATCTTGCGTTTCCTTCAACGCCGCACCACCTCTCACTACACTGTTAAAGAGCCATGTTCCCGAAACGATCTTCGGGAACACCTAGCGGGTACGATCACCCTTAAAGTTGGTTGCTTACGGCAACCACTCGGGCGATTTCGTAGTTTTTTGCTACGTCGTCTCCGGGCTTTCCACAGCCTGCGTTTACCCGTCCGCTTGGGGAGCTTTGTTGGTAGCCACTTAGCTCATCTTCTTAGCCATTGCTGGCCTCCGCTACACCGATAAAACTTCAAATCTCTATCGCAATGCGATTTAGGGGTGGCGGCAGGGCTTGATGCCTGCTGTAGTCCGTCATTCGGCCAAAAAATGAGCCCTCGAAATTCGTCAATCTCGCGTCCACTCATTCCGCATCACGCCCCGGCCTTCACATCGTTCAAGCCCTTGCGCTACACCGTGTCCTATCCACGTCGCGCCACCTCTAAATCACACTGCTATCGCTACTCAGCACCGGAACACTGTTCCTGACCCCTGCTTTGCTTCCTGTTGCATTCGCCCTCGGTTCGCTAGGGCTTGGGTGTTTCGCTTTGTTTTTCGACTTGGATGAATCTTAGCATTGCTAAAAGATAAAGTCAAGCAATGCTAAGGCAAACATGCAAAAAAAAGCCTAGGACAAACCCTAGGCCGGTGGATAGGCGTAAAAAAACCCGCTCTGGGCGGGTTTGGTGGGGTGGGGCGAATTACCCGGCGCGTCGGTAGTTCGGTAAATTGGCGGGTTTTACGTTGGCACTGATGCGCAGCATCTTGTCCAGGTACGAAAGCGCTAGCGGGTCGCGCTTCTTGAAATATTCCTCAGCCTTTTTGGGTAGCCATTCTTCGGCAATCATCACCCGAAAGTCGCCAAGATATTGCAACGGGTAGAGCTTTGCCGTCACTGTTCTCCCGTCAGGGAACTCATGGATGTACGTAGGCAACGTGTCAGTCACGATTCCGTGGCGCTCTCGTAGCATTTTGCAAAGCATTTTGCCGTGGGCAATGTCTGGCATGAGTTGCTCAGGCATCCTGTACCCTTGGCCCTCGAGTGGCGCAATCAATGCGTTTGTCATTTCCTGCAAGATGGAAAAGAAGCCAGACGGGACTTTGTGCAGGTTCAGAATGTGCCGCTGCAAGTGGTAAGGGAGGGTGGCAGGCTGGTGTTTGCCAGACATCCAGTCATAAACCCAATTTGAGACCTGGACAGCAAATTTAGGGGACAACCACTGAGCCAGGTGAATGGCAACTTTTGGGTGAACCCAAGTCCCCTGTAATGACGGATCGCCGCCTTTAAGTACTTGATTTAATTCCGATATGGGAATTCCCATATCGCTACTCAACTCTGCAATGAAGTCTTTTGTTGCGCCCAGTCTTAAATAATCGGCCATTAGTTTCCCGGCAGCTCGACACATTTCGGTGGCATTGATGTAGCCATCTGATGCCCGCTGCGGGATACTTGTCTCGTTGACTTTGTGGCTGATAAGGGAAAGGGAGTATTGATGATTTGGCATGGCGGTAACCTTTATGGATTGCCAGCGCGGGATTGGGGAAGATACTTAGATCTGATCGGCGTAAGCCTGTTATGATCTAAGCATCGTATAATCTACGACGCGCTAATGATAAAAAGTGCTTTTCCGTCGGCCAAGACTTCATGCACTGCGTTTCAATAACCCGTTCCACCCTGGTGGGACGGGATTATTGAGCTACCATTTTAGCACGTTCAGTAAAATCACTGTCTTTTCTTACAGTGCGGTGTTACACAGACACCCTTAACTCAACCATCCCGCAATACTTCGCAGCTCGAATAGCCGCAGCAGCGGTCTTAAACACGCGCACACGGGCTGGCGGGTGCTTTGGCCTGACTGTGTACGCTACACCGCCAATCGTTGCGTGTAGCGTCCAGCCCGTGGGCACCTGCCGCAGCTCACCGGATCGGCCCTTGGCTATGCCGCGCAGCTCATGAAGTTCGATAAGTGTGGTGTCGTTCATAGCTTCCCGCTGTTTTGGTATTCCATCACTCTGCCAATCACGCGCAAGGCTGGGTCGTCAATCTCAAGCATAGGGTAGGCCGGGTTAAGTGGCTTGAGAAACCACCGCCCCCCGTCCGTGACCAGCTTTTTAAAGGTGGCCCTTTGTGTCGCCACGTCCTTAGCAACCACAAAATCCCCCGCGCTGCTGGCCCGGTCAGGGTCAACGAATATCACAGTACCAGCAGGAAACGAAATGCCAGCCTGTGCCGTCATGCTGTCGCCGGTGACTTCAAGTGCAAAAGCGTGTTTAGATAGCCTCGCCTGGTACGCCGTCACCCATTCATCGGCCTCCCCTGGTTGAAAAGGGTCTGAAATATCGGCCCATGACCCAGCCTGAACCTCCGAAATTAGCGGCACACGCCGCCCAACTGCAATAGGCGTAACGTTGTAAGCCGCTGCACTTTCGCGCACCTCATGACTGCCGGTTATCAGCTCTTCAATGGGTTTTCCGATGCGCTCGGACGCCTTTACCAAATTTTCCTTGGTGATTCTGCCGGTTTTGAACCAGTTGGAAACCGCGCCGACAGACACCCCGACATGCCGTGCCATGTCGGTCGGTGTTATCTGAGCCGCTTTCATTTCGGCTTTTAGTCGGGTTCCTATGTGCATTGCTAAATTTTGCGCTTTTTTGGTTTTGCAATGCTTGACTTCAACATTTAGCAATGCTAAGATGTGTCCCATGTTGTTACAAGAATACCTATCCAGCGAAGGCGCTAAAACCGCTTCCGCGCTTGCCGCCGAAATTGGCGCCTCTTCCAGCTTTATCAGCCAATGGGTGAAGGGCACTAGGCCAATTCCGACCGAGTTTATGTTGAAGCTCGAACGAGCCACCAACAAAGCCGTAACTCGCCAAGAGCTTCGCCCCGACGACTATTGGCTGATCTGGCCCGACCTCAAAGCCCCCAAGCGTCAAGCGGAGGCCGCGTAAATGAAAAAAGCAACTCGCTATTTGTTCGCCGTCCTGATAGCCGTGCCTGTCGGGCTGATGTTGCTCGCTGTTGCTATCTGCTTCTTGCTCTTGGCCGTGCTTGGCGAAGTAGACGACCGCATTGAACGGTGGGCCGATTAAATGACCACATACCGCAAATTCATGTGCAGCGTGTACGCCCTCGTATTTGTTGCTGGTTTGATCGCTTACGCAAGGATGCTCTAAATGAACGACGAGAAAGTAATGGTGTTCAAGGGTGAGAAGTACAAGCAAGCTGCTGCCGTCAAAGATGCACGCGGCAACTCCCTTTGTACTGGGTGCGATTTGAAGCTGAATGATTCCTGCGTCGGTGTAAATCTGCACCGACTTGAGGTAGAGGTTTTTGGTGAGACCTGCACTCAATCCAAGTGCATCTACGTGAAAGCCGAATAAATGCGCAATCCCCTGATTCGCTTGGCCGTTCTGCTTGCCGCAATGTGTTCGCTTGTTGCTGTGAGTGAGTTCCATGCAAAAAATTTTGCACCCAATTCATACGGTAATTCAATAGGTTAAATCATGAGTTTTTCCAATCAGATGCCCCTTCCGTTGCTTGGCCGCATTGACCAGCCATCAGCCGCGCCCAGCGAATTGGTCGCTATTGCAAAGACCTACCGCGAAGCCGTGCAAATGGCTTGGCAGTTGCGCCGGTCAAAGGGCATGACGCAAAGCACCCTAGCAGAGCTTGCAGTCCTTTATCCAAGTCATGTGACCGATTACCTATCAGCCACGCCAAAGACGCCCAGGGAGCTTCCTGCGCAGCGTATCCGTGGGTTTGAGTGTGCAGTGGGCAATACGTTTGTAACGCAATGGCTCGCAGCTCAGGCACACCTCACGGTTTTGGAGCAATTGCAGGCAGATCAGCAAGTGAGGAGGGTCGCTTGAACTATTACCCATTCCATATTGGCGACTACGTGAGCGCCACGCGGCACTTGAGTTGGGATGAAGATGCGGCCTATCGCCGCCTGCTTGATGCTTGCTACACGACAGAGAAGCCATTGCCAGCCGATATGCGTTCTGTGTGCCGCTTGGTTTTAGCGACCACAGAAGCGCAGCGTGAGGCCGTCCAAATTGTTCTGAATGAGTTCTTCACCTTGACGGATTCGGGTTGGGTAAATGGCCGTGTGGAACGCGAAATTGATGCCATGTTGGAGAAGCAGCAGAAGCAGCGCGACAAAGCAAACAAGCGTTGGCATAAGCCAGAACCAGAACACGGCAATGCATCGGCAATGCCACGGCATAACGAAACCGATGCTACGGCACAAAAAAACGATGCCGATGCAATGCCACCAACACCAACACCAACACCAACACCAACACCAATTAAAAAGAATACAAGCGCTAAAGCGCTGGCGTGTCCGCCTGATGTTGAGGAATCGGTTTGGTCTGACTTTTTGCAACTGCGGAAAACCAAACGTGCCCCACTCACTCAAACCGCACTTGACGGCATTGCCCAACAAGCCGGTAAGGCTGGAATCACCCTAAGCGATGCGCTTGCCGTGTGCTGCAAACGCGGATGGGTTGGGTTCGAGGCTGATTGGCTACTGCGAGACAAGCGATCTTCCCAACTGTCGGAGGAAAGCCCGTGGGATAGGGCGCAGCGCGAGCGCATGGCCGAATTTGCGCCAGGGGTTGCCGCTAGGGCACCAGCGCGCACCGGAACGATTATCGACATCACACCAGGAGTAAAAAATGGGTTTGCCATCGCAGTGGGTTGATCGCATTTTTGATCGCCTGACCGCCTCGTATGGGGTGGAATTTTCCGGGAAATATAAGGGTTTGTCGCCTTCCGATGTCAAGACGGCGTGGGC